AAGGCGACCATTTAGTTGAAACAGGAAGAGAAAGACCATTAAGTTTAAGTTTTGGTGACCAAGAAAGTGAACAAACATCAGATAATAGATTAAATTATAGTGCTGAAACAGGAGATATTACAAACTCAACCGACACTATGAAAAGATTTTATTATACAGGAACAGACGGCAATGATGGTACTGCATTAGCTGATAATGTTATAAAAGGAACAAATTTTATATCATTAAAAGCAATAGCAAATGGTGAAGATACTATTAATATGCAAGATTTTAGATTACCTGCTCGTTCTGAAAGTGATGTAAAAAATCAATATTTATTAATGGGTTTAGATGAAACAGCCGCAAATGCCTTAACATCTGCATCACAACAAGCAACCCCTGAAACTGCAGGTTTATTAGGAGGTATTCTCTATGCCAATACTTCAAATGAAGATTTATTTTTAACAGATACGGAAAAAACATCATTGTTAGAAAAAGGCTACACAGAAGAACAACTTGATGAAATATTATATGGATAATTAAAAAGGAGATAAAATGGAAAACGAAGGTAAATTAAGACAAGACATAGATAGAGGTGAAAAAGCACAAGCTCTATTACGAAACGAAATTCTTATCGAGACTTTTGATTTTCTTGAGAAACAATACCATGACGCATGGGAAAATTCTTCTGTAGATCAAGCAGAGGCTCGTGAAAAAGTTTTTATGATGTTGCAGAACTTACACACAGTAAGGCAACACATAGAAAGTGTGGTCATGACTGGCAAATTAGCCAATGACCGATTAACAAACTAAGACCAAGCGAAAGCAGTCTAACAGGAGAAAACAATGACAGCCGACAACCCTACTGGGAACGAACCTATCAACATGGCGGAAGCCGCAAGCCTACTTCTTAACAGAACGGAATCAGAAGATAATCCAGAACCGAATCAAGAGGTAAATCAACCAGAAACAGAAATTGAAGAAGTGGAAGTTTCTACTACAGATACAGAAGAACCAACAAGTGAAGAACCTAATGAGGCACTTGAAGCTGTTGAGGAAGATGTATCGGAAGAATTAGATGAAGAAGTAATATCTGAAGATGAAGCTGAAGAATACGAGGAACAAGAATACTTTACTGTAAAAATTAATGGTGAAGATAAAGATGTTACCCTTGAAGAATTAGCTGCAGGATATTCAAGACAATCTGATTATACTAAAAAGACAACTGAAGTAGCAAATCAACGCAAACAAGTTGAACAGTTACAATCAGAACTTTCACAAGAGCGTCAGGCTCTACAACAAGGTTTACAGCAGTTGAACCAACAACTGTCATCACAAACATCAAACGAGCCTACAAAGGAATATTGGGATAATCTTTATCAAGATGACCCATTAGAATATGTAAAGCAACGTGATGATTGGCGTGATAAAAAGGAACAATTAGCACAAGTTACTACTGCACAGCAGCAGATAGCTCAACAACAAGCTCAAGAACAACAAGTAGAGTTTCAAAAACACTTGGCTCAAGAGCAACAAAAGTTAGTACAAGCAATTCCTGAATGGAAAGATGCTAAAAAAGCTGAAGTTGAAAAAGCTAGTATGGTAACGTGGGCAAAAAGAGCAGGATTTACAGAACAAGAGTTAAATCAAGCCTCAGACCACAGAGCTATTGTTACTATGCGTAAAGCGTACTTATTTGACCAACTCCAGAATGAGAAACCTCTTATTCAAAAGAAAGTCAGAAAAGCTCCAAAGATGGCAAAAGGTGGCAAACCAACTACAAGTGGTGACCTGAAAAAACAAAAGGTTGATAAAGCCTTAAATAAACTTTCTACAGTTCAATCTATGGATTCGGCTGTGGACTATCTTTTAACCAAAAATACCTAACAAGGAGACTAAACTATGGCGACATATAAAACCGCAAATGCTATAGGTGAGAGAGAGGACTTATCAGACGTAATTACTCGTATCGATCCAGCAGAAACACCGATTTTTTCTAATGCGAAAAAAGAAGTAACAAAAGGCGTATTCCACGAATGGCAAGTACAAGAACTAACAGCAGCATCAGATACTAACTATGTTGCAGAAGGTGCAGACTATTCTTATGTGAATCCGACTGTAACAACAAGACTTGGCAATTATCATCAAATCTCAGTACAAGCAGCATCAGTTTCTGGTACTTTAGATGCAGTTGATAAAGCAGGTAGAGATAAAGAAACAGCTTATGTGAAGGTTCTTAAAGGACTTGAGCAACGTAGAGATATTGAAAAAGCTCTCGTTAAAAATGAAGCTCGTTCTGCATCAGACCCAAGAAAAGCAGGTAAGATTAGTGCGTACATGACGAACGTAAATCTTATAGCATCATCTACAACACCTACTGGTGATGGTACTGATGTATCTGACAAAGCAGGTACTAATGCAGCTCTAACTCTTGCTAAAATTGATGATGCAATGAAAAAAGCATACACAGATGGCGGACAACCAGATATTCTAGTTGTTTCACCAGCTAATAAAGTAGCTTTTTCTGATTTATCATCAGGTTCAGTTGCAACTAACCAACTAACAATGACAGCTCCAAAAGAAGCTGCAATTATTGGTAGTGTTAGCTTGTATCTAACTGACTTTGGTCAACTATCTGTTACTATTGACAGACAAATGCCAAATGACACAATCTTCCTAATGGATTCTGACTATTATGCAGTTGGACATCTACCAAACAGATTGTTCTCAGTCTCAGATATAGCACCTACTGGTGATGCGACTAAATTTAGCATTGTGTCCGAGTGGACTTATATTGTTAAAGCACCTAAAGCTCATGCTATGGTCACAGATTTAAGCACATCTTAATATAGTGTTTATAGGGAGTAGGGAAACCTACTCCCTTTTTACAAGGAAGAAAAATGGCAAATAAGAAAGTATTAAATTACGACCCCATACAAAAAAAGACTACTTACTTTCATGGCGGAGATAATGGACAACATCATGTTACTGTAGAACAAAAAACAGACAATATTTTAAAATTAGCTAAAGATAAAAGCATAGATTACAAGCCAAACAGTTTAATCGGCAATACACAAAAACATCAACAGCACGTTGCCGAGCTACCTTCTAATCTTTATTTTGATTTAGTTGAAAAATTAGGCGACCCAAAGCATAATAAAAAAGCATGGGCAAGATGGCTCAACGACCCAGATAATAAACTTTTTAGAACAGGCGGTGGAAACATATAATGGCAATATCTACTTATGCAGAACTTAAAACATCAATAGCTAATTTCTTAGCAAGAGATGATTTAACAAATGAAATAGATAACTTTATTGATTTAGCGGAATCAAGATTGTCTCGTGAATTAGAGACACGCTCACAAGATACACGCTCATCATTAACTACTACAGCCGACAATGCTTATGTAACCTTGCCAACCGATTTAAGAACTATTCGTAATGTAAAGGTTATGAATAACCCAAGAATAACATTACGTTTTCTAACACCAATACAACTTAAAAAAGAATTTCCAACAACAGCAACAGGCTTGCCAAGAGCATATTCTGTTATTGGAGAAGAATTGTTTTTAGCACCGATACCAGATTCAACATATACATTAGAACTAACATACAAAAAAAGCGTATCTGCTCTATCTGATGATAATACAACTAATACTATTTTAACTCGTTACCCAGACTTATATTTATACGCAAGTTTATTTAATGCTTATACGTTCTTGTTAGACGAACAAAGAGCAACACAATATGAAGCGTTAATACAAACTATACTACAACAAATTAGAGTAGATGATGAAAAAGGTAGTTATGGTGTTGGTTTGGAAATGCGAAGTGTATATGGAGAATAACTAATGGCAATGAATACACCTTTTGGAGAATGGTTGCCTGACCAGCCTGATAACACTAGCGGAGTGACGACTGCAAAAAATGTTATACCTGCTGCACGAGGTTATCGTGGTTTACAAGATTTATCGCAATATAGTAATGCTGCTGATAATAGATTAAGAGGTGTTTTTGCAGCTAAAGATGATAGCGGTGACCCTAAGATATTTGCAGGTGATGTAACAAAACTATATGAGTTTACTAAATCTAACTCTAACTTAACAAATATATCTAAAGCAGGTAATTACACATCATTAGGTGATGAAG